TTGTTTTAATCTAGAAATGTATTTAAACCCAATGACTAATTTTCTTCTAGTATGAACCATTCTTGTATTCCCATTAGAGTCTTCTATAGGAGCACAAACGTAACAATGTTTATTAATAAACGGGAAAGTAGCATAAATATTAGCTAGAAGATCAATGCTCATATTTGTAGATATAGGTTTTAAAGATAAGTTTATATGACCTTCATGAATCATTTGTTGAATATACAGATTTCTCTGATATTCATTATCTTCCCAATCTAAGTCATTTCTATCATAAACAAAGTTAAAAGACTCAGATAAGAATGCTGCTTCTTCAGGATTCAATAATTCTATATATTTATGAATCATTGCAAATGCCTGATCATAGGTAATCTTATTAGCAGATAAATTCTTGTCTATATACTCAAGCAACTGCCAGCCAATATAAGTTACCGATGTTTCAAATAACTGACCATCATTAAGACGGTTGATACATGTATTCATAGAATAGAGTACATCTACAGGAACCCATTTACCATTTCTATAGTAATGAGGCATAAGGTTATCAGGTTTTACTTTAGATATTACACCTTTACCACCATATCTATCTGTAATCTTATCTCCACTATGAAGAGGTTTATTCTGCTGTATATACATGATCATTGTGATATTATTGAACACTTTTTCATTTATATACTGCTTGCCTTTGGAGATGCAATCACAGTTATAAAACATTTTTTGCAAATCATATGATATGTTTACATCTAATCTTTCACCAGTGTTTGTATCAAAGATTAAAGGTGCTACTTTATCAACAAATTCTTTTGAGAATCTGATTGTTTCATCATAATATTTTTTAACCTGATTATTATACATAGAGGTTTCTAATTTTTCAGGATTGTTACAAAAAACATCAATGTCTATAACTTTCCCTTCAACTATGTATTCTTTATCGTTAAGCATTGTTGTCTTAAGTCTATCCCAAGACTGAGTAAACAATGCTTCTTCATCCTTGAGTTCTCTACGAACTGCACAAAGGATGTTATTTTCAATATCTTCATTAATATCAGGAAAGGTCTTATATTCTTTTCCTTTACCATAAAGATTTAGTAGAATATCATTATCATTGATTTTGATTTCTACTTTATCTATCAAAGGAGTTACAAATTTATTAGCAGCTGATTGACTAATTACGATAGGATCTTCCTTTACATCTTCACAAGCTACATACATTGTGGAGAGATTTATCCCTTCAGCTCTATTATTATACTCATCGTAAGATATAGTCTTTTTAATTACATCATCTTTATGAATAGTCTTTCCAACAGATAAGCTATCTAAATACTCATTGTTATATAAATAGCCATAAAATTCTGTTATGTGTTTATAACCTATACGTTCTATACAGGTAAGAACATTTTTGCTTTTATTATATAAGATAAGCCAATAATGTCTATCAGGATCATTACTAAATTTCGATATTTTAGCCATGACCTTATAATTGAACTCAGCCCTAATAAAATTAGAGCTGAATTCACCGAATTGGTTTTCATAACCAGTAGAAATAATGGGGACTTCAGGATTAAGGAGTTGTGTTATCTGTTCCATCTGAATCCCTTGCATTATCTTTCTGGAACCTGAATTTGTGTTGTTGAAAGGTTGTTTAAGACCTTTACACAACGTATACTCTTGACTAGGAAGTTTCTTTTCTATCTCTTCTATTTCTTTCCCAAGTCTAAGCGTAGTATTAGTTGTTTTCATTGATTAGACTCCTCTTTTTAAGACTAAATCAAAGCTATTCTTATTCTATAATTAGAATATAAAGTGCTTATCAAAACCTTTATATCTTCTTCTTCTAAATTATTGATAAAATGGAATAAATTAGAATAGTCTATCATAAAATAGAACATTGTATCATCATAATCAGGATAACACGATGTTAGAATAGAACGGGTACTCCTAAGACCATTGGAAATACTTTTAAAAGTCATTTCATCTTCTTTTCCAGCTACTGTAAACAAAGAAATTGTTTCATCTTCCTCATCATCGGTATTTGTGTTGCTCTTACTTTCAATAGGAACCGATAAACACGTATTTGAATTATACGTATCTAACTTTTCTTTTTCTGAATCTGATAATTCCCCTATAGAACCAGACTCAATTTGTTTCTTTAACTCTTCAATTGTTCCAAGTTTTACATCAACACTAACTTTTTTCATTGAAATCTCCTCCTAGAAATAAAGAAAAAACATGAGAGATCTCTTGACCTCTCATGTTTATAATATATAAGCCTAAAAATTATTCCACTTCATATAAAGAGTCTGAAGTAAGAAGATCGTCAGTGTGAAGATTTTCTGCAAGAATGATTCTTTGAGGAATTTTCTTTAAATATCCTAAAGCAGCTTTTACAAAAGCTGTTCTAAATTCAGGATTTTCATTTATTTTTTCTCTAAAATTACCATAAGAGAATTTATGAATTTTATCAGGATCGAAAGATAAAGAAGCTCCTCCACCATAAAGAAGTTTATTATTCTTCATATCTTCTAATAATGATAACCAAGGATCAAATCCATTATTATAATCAAATACAAGTCTTGTACCGGTTTTCTTTCCTGAAGATCTTGATTTTACTAAACTAAGTTCTACTACAGATCCTTCAATCTTATAAGTTTCATCTGCTTTAAGTTTACTCTTAGCATCTAATCTAATGATATTATTAGCTACATAAGTAGATGATCTTCCTCTAGGAAGTCTTTCCCCTTGCTTAAGATATTGTACTGCACTCGGTTTAGGGAACATACCCATCTGAACATCTTCGAGAATATGGTTAATACCGAATAAAATGATATTAGCTTCTTTGAGAAGAGGGATAATCTGTCTAAATATTCTTGTTAAGATCTGAGCTGTCGCTGCACCAGATGATTTGCCAGCTAACTCATCATCATCTATATATTCCTTAGGCATAAGCATAGGAATAGAATCTATGATGTATAAAGTAGGTTCTAATTTCATAATAGGTTTCCCATATACATCATTTCTCTTTGTATCATAAAGAAACTTATCTACATTAGAAAGTTTAAGATCATGAATCATCTTAATACGTTCATAAAAGTTTTCTGCAGTGATACCAGTATTTCTTACAATATATCTCTTTTCATATTCTTCAACAGAAAATCCAGATAAAGATCTACGTCTAGAAGAAGTCATACCGCCTTCAATATTATCTTCAAAGATAGTAGAGGTTTTATATTGTCTAGCAATATTTGCTGCTATTTGAGTTGCTAAAGTAGATTTGCCACAACCTGTATTTCCTATAAATGCATTATAAGATCCATCCGTAATACCTAATACATAATAAGGATGTAATTCTCCATTTGATAACCGTTCATCATTAATAAATCCATTTTGATAGTCGAAATTAAGAAATCCGCTAGGATATCCAGTATCTTCTTTGGCTTCTTGTTTCATACTAAAGTCCATACCAGCTGCTTTTTCTCTAAACATCTGTTCAAGCATGCTATCTGTTTCTGCCATTAGTTTATCCTCCGTCTCTCAAAAAAATAAACATTTTGATATAATAAATTGTTGATGTTTTTGTCAAAATTAATTACCCATACCTAACTAAAGGTATGGGTATCTTTTACTTCAAATAAATATCATTTCTATACAAATTGTTTATAGATGCATTGATTTTGGGATATACAGATTTGTCTAACTTCTTAAGACTAAATCTTAAATCCTCATATTCTAATCCTTCTATACTAATCATATTATGAACTTGCATTAAGATATTATCTATAACAGGTTCATCTTTTGATTCTATTATATTTAAAACAGCTTTATTTATCATATTAGAAATGTAGATAATATCGCTGGTTATCCAATCTTCGTCTGATCTATAGATATAATTATCTTTCAATAAGTGTAAAAATACTTGAGACATTTCTTTTGTGTCTGGATAGATAAGGTTAAATAACTTTTCAATCTTATCAACAGATATATCATTTGATACATCCAATCCTATACAGATAATAGATGAAATCAATCGTGTGATATTTTCATCAAAGCTAAAAGATGATTTTCTAGCTACTGCAATATAAGAAGATGATACTTGATTGAATTCGCAAATATTCATAATCTTATGCGTCATATTATTATTTACTATTGTACTTAAGAAAGTATAAAGTTTAGCTAGATATTGATTTACGGGAAACATATTGTAGATCATAGAATTACAATATATTCTATCTTCATAGCTTAATTCTTCTTCCATACATACTTGAATTAAGAATGTAATGAATCTTGTATTCTCTTTTAAAAAGTTTAATTCTTCAAATTTTTCGATATTATACAAAAAAGATTTGTACTCTTGTTTTACTAAACGATAAGCGAGTTCGTCTGGCAAATAACTAACATTTGCCAGACACGTCGCTAACTTATTACCTACATTAGTTTCTACAAGAGATTCAATTTTTAAACTATTTTCATTTTCCATATTCAAATCTCCTATAGGTAAGAGGATTGATTATAATTCATCGGATGTTTTGGAAGGTTTCGTTTCTCCTTTACCTTTTACACCCATTTTACTAAAGAAGTCAGATCTAGATGCAGCAAGTTTATTTGTATTCTTTTCTGCATAGACTTTTACTTTAGAATTCATATCTAATACATCTGCATCAGATGTATCAAAGTTTTGTTTAAAGAATCTATCAGATTTCATATCAATAGATTCTAACTGTTTTTTATACTTATTATAAGTAGTCTTAACATCATCGAACGGGATCTTCATCCCAGATACGATGATATCTACATATTCATCATCATGATAATTTTGAATATGCAAGAATAATTCATACGGTTCACCGTACTTATCTTTAATAACTTCAAAGCTCTGGTCAATAAACTCTTGAGTCTTTTCTCCACAATTGATAATGATACCAATGCGTTTTGCAGAGCGTTCATTATCGAGGCTATGAGTTTCTCTCATCATATTTTCAAGAGCATTATTAAAATCTTCTACACTGCGAATCTTATTAAGAACACAGTGTTCAATAGTCATAAATCCAGGAGTTGTATCAATTTTATAAAGATCAGTATCATCAATGTTGTTATCAGAAGCAATGATATTCTGACCAAGCAATGTTGATATACGTTTTACAAATTCCTGATTTGCAAGATTTTCAGCTTTCTTTCTATTACCTTTAGCTTCATCTAAGAAGGATTTATTAGAAATAGCTTGAACTACATATTCTTCTGAAAGATCGTGGAACCAATCTACTGTATTCTTAAGACCTCTAACATCATCTTCGAATCCAGTGAATACAAACATTTGCACATTTGTATTGATTACTTCTTTCATATATTGAGCTATTACAGAAGAAGCACCGCATCCAGTACCACCTTCTGAAGAAGTAACGATGACTACCATTTTATCTTCAGGATCTAAGAATGCATCAAGATTTACAGTATGATTGGATAAAGCATCTACAATCATTTCTTTTGCAAGATTTCTTTCTTTACCGCATCCTTTTACATCTCCAAATTCAATAGCAAATTCTTTATACTTTTCAGGTACATCTGTAAGTGTACTGTTTAAAAGTAAGCAAGAACTTGATTGGATTACTCCTTGTTCCAAGAGCTGTATCACAGCTTTATTTCCAGCTGCACCAACCCCAATGAATTTTGCATTAAGCATTATAACATCTCCTCCATAATAGTATATTATATGGTAACCCCAAAAATTATTTATAATAAGACGATACTATTATTAGCAACGCCCAGTATAGAAATTACCCATGTATCAGATGTAGCGTAACCAGCTTCTTTCATCTGACGTAATGTAGTATAACCTTGTGCATAATAATTTTTCTTAATCCATGCAGCACCATTGATTATACCTTCTTCCATATTTGATCCCATAGCATAAGCTTGATTAGGATCAACATCGACAGCATTAATACCGAAATAATTAAATCTGTTTTTGGCTAAATAGCTATTACCAAACCCAGATTCTACGCATGCATGAGCAAAGATGTAGATAGGATTCAATCCTGTTACTTGAGAAGCCTTGATGAATATATCACCATGACCTTTAAATTCAGTTCCACCACATTTTATATCATATCGATCAATGATATTATTCATATCCTCTACTGTAATACCTCTGTTAGAACAAAGATCAGTATCTGCTGTGAAACCTTCTTTTAAATTTGTAATTGCATTCATTCTAGTAACATGAATCTTTTCTAACTTTTCCTCTTGTTTTTTAATATTTTCTTTTTGTTCTTCATGCATGTTCTGCAAGGTGTTGATGATTGCTTGGTTTTGTTCTTTTGCATCAGATAGATTTTTCGTCATTTCATCCATTTGTGTTTGCAGTGAGTGAACTCTGATTGTAGCATACATACTTTCAACAATTGAAATAGCTACAAAAACAATCAACAGAACTGTGAAAACATATCTCATCTTATGTTTTGTATGAGATTGCTTTCTAACCACATTTGTTTTACTTTTACTAGAATTTTTCTGATGTACTATCATCTAACCATCCTTTCTTCTAAAAACTCAGTTTGAGTAAAAAAATGACACTCATAGCAACTAAGTGCTATGAGTGCTGAAAATTAAAAAATACAATATTTTATTTTTGTGTTTGTTGTTGCTGTTTTACTTTTTCTTTTTCTTCTTCTGTAAGCACATGTACTCCGCAACCAAAGTCACCTTGTTCAGTTAAGCTTACAACTTGTTCTTCTTGTTTGTCGTTCATATTTATACCTCCTTTTAAATATTACCTGACAAGCTTAATTTATGTTCTTGGTTAATTAAACTTCATTTTTATAATATATAATTTCAGGATATTTTATTGTTCTCTCCTAATTCCTGATCTATCTAAGTTCTTTTTCTCAAGAGTTCTAGGTAAGTAATCATCTTTATTTACCAAGTTTGAATTGATATGAGCACCAATAAGATATGCAGAAATAAGGTTTCTAGCAATAGAATCATCATTCTCTACAGGAACATCCTTTTGACTAACCATACCTGTCAGATTAATCTGATTATAGAATTTAGCTTTTGCTGTCATTGAATCTGCACGATAAGTAGATAATTCTTTCATTGTTTCAGGAAGATCTAATGTAACTAGAGATTCAAATTCACGGTCAGTAGAGTTGCCATTCTTATCAGTATCTATAAGAAGGCCTGTTCTATAATCACGTTTAGAAATATTTACAGAATATCCAGTTTTCTTTTGAACCATCTGTTTTAATCTCTTAAGAGTCATATAGACAACCAATACAGGTTGAGATTTTACAGGTTTCCCTTCTTTGTTTCTATTAATAAAAGGCATACTAACCTTTTCTTCAATAGGAACTTTTATAAAGTGTAAAGCATCCATAATCTGATCTATAGTAGGATCATTATCAAATACTTTAGATTGAAATTTAAGAGGGAAGTCTTGATTAAAGAAGTCTTTAAATTGAGCATCACTCATTTTAGCAAATTTCGCTTTATAATATTCTGTATTCTGTCCAGTCTTGTCTACAATATCAAATACTTTATATATTCGCTCTTCTACTTTTTTTCTAGCTTCTTTGATATTCATAATTATCCCTTCTTAGGTTTGTTTATACCAAGTAAAGCTTGAAATGCTTGATTTATCATTGCTGTGCTTCCATGAGCTTCTATTGTCTTATCATTTATAATTTCACCCAGATTTAATTTTTCCAGGTTTCTATTATAGAATTTGAACATTCTATCAGCAACTGTATCTTCATCTGCAACTGTTTCAAATTTATCGAGTTGTTCTTTACAACCTTCTAATTGAGCTTGCATTTCTTTCTTCATTTTAGGATTGATTTCTTTGGATTCTTTCAATTCCAATTCCATCTGTTCTACTTGATATCTAACTCTAGCAATATCTGTAGGATGAACGTCTCCCATAGTCCAGAATTTATAATTGATATCATACAGTATCTTTCCAAGACCAACGACAATATTGAATACAGGAACCTGTTTCAATGTTTTCGTAATGGGTGCTTCTGTATTCCCTAGTTTATTAAAGGCAGAGCTTAATTCTGCACCATAACCATACATTCCAGCAAATTGATCGGCAAATTTTTCATCTACCAATCCATACTTAGTACCTTTATACATAATAAGTTTTGAGAATGTATGACCAATTTCATGAAGAAGGAAAGACATAAGTTCAGGAATGGTAATAGCACTTCCAAAAACTGCACCAAGATTTAAACAAATCAAAATATTAAGAGGGAACTTTTTCTTATCAATCTTACAACCACGTTCAGTCATAATTACATAATTTTTAAAATTCTTTACATCATGTGCAGTATCATTAAAGTCATAAGCTTTCCCTGTTTTACGGTCTAGAATAAAAGGAATAGTATATGCATTTAATGTAGGATCAGGATTGATGGTTAAGATTACTCCATTAAACCCAAATGTATTTTCAATACATTGTTCAATATCTCTCAGTGTCTTATCTTTACTAAGTTTTATATAAGAATTAAAAGATTTCAAGGGCTTATCTTTTGCATATTTAGTTTTAAATTTTATAAAAAGATCTTCTATTTTGAGTACATCGTTTGTTTTCCCAAAATAAACTTCATTTAAAGATATCATTATATATCATACTCCTATTTATTTGAATTGATTATAGTAAATGCAAAATATTTAGCAATTGCTTTATGATAAGAAAGTTTAGTTGCTATACGGTGTTTACGTTTTCTATATTGAACAGAGTTATCATCCAATAACTCTTCCATTATATCTTTAATCCTATTCAAACTAGGATCTTTAGTATTGGGTTTTGGTTGAATAGTAAACTTTAAGAATGCTACTGTAGCAATATCTTTATTATTAGCTTGTACAAGATATGTAGCAATATATAAGGTTATAAGTTCCTTTATCTTATCCAGATTTTCAGGATTGTTTAAAATAGTTTCCATCAAAGCAGATAATTCTTGAACTCCAACGTTTCCATCTACACACATAGTACAAGTTCTATAATCTATCTTAGTAGTATTCAAAGTATTCATTGTATTTTCTACATATTGTTGCAATTTAAATGAATCATTTGTAGAAAGATTGAAAGTTGAATCTCCAGATCCTTCATCAGGTAATTGATCTTTTTCATATAAGATACCGTCTTTGTTCTTATATGCTTCATAATATAAAGAAGCAATATTTTTCATAAAAGATTTAATACGATTGAATAGCTGTTCGTTTACATATACAGTATCTTCATCATCAAAAGATTTAAACATCTTTTCATAAGAAGCAATCCAAGTGTTATTTATAGATTTAATAGCACCTAGTACACTCCCCTTAGATTTAAGATCGAACTTTTGAGAAAGCATATGATTTACAACGTATTCCATTATGTACCTATATTTAGATGGAGCTACTACTTTAAAGAATTCATAATGGATAATAGGATAGAACTTGGCTGAGAAAGCAAGATATATCATAGCCAACTCTAAATTTGTTTTATCTTTCTTTAAGCAAAAATATCTTACAATACAAAGTGCTACAATAGTGACACTATCTTTAGCAGAAGCAGGTTTGAAATGAGCATGATTTGCATAATATGTATTTCCAATACCAGCTTTAATTTGAACCTCGGTTATTTTAAGAGCTTTGAATAATTCTTGCTTATCTTCATCTCTATAATAAATTCTATCTGCAGGAACCGTATCAAATAAATATTGCGATCGTTTTGAAATAAAATTAGACAAACATCTTTTCCAAGAAATAAGATTTTTCTTTAGGCTATCCTCAATGATAGGATAAACCTCTTTAAGAATGGCAGATGTGTTAAAATTCTTCTTTTTTGGCATTGTAGGATAAACCTCCTATCAGATTATATGAATGTCTTAAAGTAAAAAAATATGGGGTTTACAAAAAAAAAAGAATGAACCCCATGGATGGGGAATGGAGGCTGTTATAATACCTTGTAAGTAGTAACAGAATCCATGAGGTTCAAACCTGGAAAGGAAGTGGTAAGGAGTGAGATTGATTGTTTGTAGTGTTTTGAGCTTTGTTTGTGAGTGTCGTCCCATGGAATAATCAGGAAGATTAAACTTTATACCTATTACCAGAGGGGTTGTTTAACCTATATGCATATAGCATATTGACTATTCTATATTTTGTTTTAATGGTTGTCGAAGCCACTAAAACCAGTATTAAAGTTTTGAAAGAGGAGATTAGATTCTTTCATTTGAAACTTTTGTACACTCCTTACCACATTAATAATATATAACCAAAAAAATAATTAGGTATGAGAGGAATTCTCTCATACCTATTATACTATGATATATGAACTCTATTTGTAATATTGAATAGTTTTGTACCGCATCCTACTGTACTTCCTTCAGGAATATCAGAAACTTTGATTTCATCTTCTTTTCTTCCCTGAATAGAATGCAATACATTATCACTCCTTAGAGGAGATATAAAGATAATACTATCATCTTTCTTAAGCTTGATAATTCTATCTCCTGCTTTTCCTCTATTAGATCTCTTAACAATATCAAGAGATATTTTATTTACATATCCGTTCTTGGTAACAACAACAATATCTGTCATATTAGGCAATACAAAACTCATACCATCTATAACACTTGCTGCTGTCGATACTCTATTACCCTTAGTAGATCTTTTAAGATAAGGAATTTCTTTAGGATGGATTCTAAGAACTTTAGTCCCTGCATATACAAGAATATCCATCTTTTCAGGACCTACTAAGATTCCTTGTACATAATCATTTTCATCTAATTTACTATAGATGATACCAGAAGGAGGAGCAGTTAATACATCTGTAATATCAATCTTTTTGATATATCCTTTTCTACTAACCACAAATAGATAGCTATGTGTTTTAGATTCTACCATCTTATTTAAAGTAGATTCAGGAATAGCACAAGCTATATCAGGAGTAAGATACTTGTTCAATAAACGAATATCATTTCCATTTGAATTCTTGTCTGATAAAGGTATTTTATGTACAGGAAGTTTAAACACTTTCCCTAAAGAAGAGAATAATACGACATCTTCATCATTCTCAGCTTTTGTAATAAATTTAATTTCATCTTTATTAAGGGCTGTAATATTTTCATTTTCCCCGATCTTCTTTACATACCCTTTCTTTGTGAAAATAAGTCTAAATGTACCAGGAGCTATACCCGAAGCTTCTGATTTAGAGATAAGATGACACATGCGTTTGTTGTTATACTTTCTTTTGATTTCTAACATTTCATCAATAATAACATGGTCTATCTTTTCAGGATGGATAAGAATATCCATAATTTCTTTTACTTTAGCTTCTAACTCTTTTAGTTCTTTTTCATATTTAATCCGATAACCTTCTGTAAGCTTCCCTAGATCATATTCTAATAATGATTTAGCTTGAAGATTTGTAATCTTTAATTGGCTGGATGTATAATCTATCAGTTCTTGTCTATCTGTAGTCTTTTGTTTACGAATCATATTGATTACATTATCAAGCTCTTTCTTATGAGATAATACATACAACAAGAACTTTCTTTCATGGATAGAGGTTTTATACTTCTGAAGTATAGAGTTGAACTTTCTAGCAACGCTTGTTCTTCTAAAGTTAATGAAATTCAACAAATATTCTCTATAGTTCATATAACAAAGTTTATTGTCTTTGATTACAATGATTCTAACCTGTCTAGTTTGTCTAATACTCGTATTAGCATATAAGAACTCTTTGGCATAATTAGGATCAATATTGTCCTTAAGTTTGATTACTTCTTCAAATATAATTTCTCCAGTTTTCTTATCTCTAGTTGTTCTAGATACATGATCTTGAATAAAAGGAGCAGCTCCTGAAGTTACTAATTTTACAATGGATTTATAAACTGAATCAAAGTATACAAAATCAGGAAGTGATCTTATAAACAATGCAGGTTTCTTATCATAAGTGCCTGTTTCTATAATACCCTGAGATATATAGGTTCCATTGCCTGTTTCATTGATTGTTTTCCAGTCTGTATCAATAATTTCACAAGGCATACATTCATCAGGAATCAAACAGAACTTATGATTAGGATTCTTAATAAGTCCTATAGTAGCGTCTATTACTTCACCAAGATTATGAGAAGGAATAGAAGTTTTTACACCTACAGCAATACCAACCTGTCCTAATACTAGTAATGCAGGAATTCGTGCAGGTAAATATAGCGGTTCTTTACAACGTTTATCATAATTATCTACCCAGTCTGTAGAATTAGGATCTTCATAGATATCTTTGATAAATACATCGGTTGCAAATTTACTAATTTTACATTCAGTATATCTAGGTGCTGCTGCTTGATTATTTGCTTTGCTTCCCCAAGAACCAGATCCTTCCATAGTAGGATATTTGGTTGCAAAGTCATTGATCATATTTCTAATGGCATCATTTACAGCTGTATCCCCATGAGGATTATATTTACGAATAACCTGGCCCATGATATTAGAAGTTTTGATAAATCCTTGACCTCTAAAATCATTTGCAGCACAAAACAGAATTCTTCTGATAACAGGCTTCAATCCATCAATCATATCAGGAATAGCTCTGTTTCTAATAACATAGATTGCATAGTCTCTCATATCTTGGTTAGATTGAGTTGCTATATTTACATCTATAACTCTTTCTGCCATCAATAAATCTCCTCTCGGTGTTTTAAATTAAGCATATAAGGCTTAATCCTTAATAGTATTTTTTAGAATTTGTTATTATTCTCTATATTATAGTTATACCTCCAATACATTAGTATTTCAAATCTATAATATATCACTATATAAAGAATTAAACCCTAGAGCCTTTATAGCTCTAGGGTAAAAAAATTAATAGATCATTGTTTTTGTATCGCTTGATAATTCCGGTCCCACTTTATTATTGGATGGATTAATTCTTTCTTCTTTGTATCTTCTCAAAATAGTAAGGTTTTCATTGATGTAATTATTATCTAAATATATAATAAGGTAACACTTTGTTGACTTGATAGGTTGTTTGAATTTAATCTCGAAGTTATTCCAATCTATCTCTGTTTTTATAAATTCAAATGAATTATAGATCTTCAAATCTATAAATACTTCAGGAGCTATTGCTATAGATTTAGTATAATCTACGATATCTCTAAGATCACCTATCAACCCATCAAATTGAATAGACATTAATTTTCCATCTTTTATATCTTGAATTTCTTTTTCATCTGTAAATTCGTATTCAGATTTGATATTCCATTGCCATCCCTTTTCATTATGAGGAGGTATTCTAGAAGCATTCATAAGAGAAGTAATAGCAGAAGCTTTGTCCAATGTAGTACATTGTACATTATCTCTTACTTTAAGAGAATAATATGCATAGAATTTTGGAGATGGGAATCTTACATTAGTATCAAATGAAATACCATAGTCAGTCTTAGTTTGGCCAATATCAGACCCTTGGTCTATATTTATCTCATTTGTCTTAATATGAATAATAGTCTGAGGTACTTTGAGGAAGTATTCCATATTATGAGTAGCTGCATTGAATTTATATAATACAGGAAGTCTGGAATGAGAGTTGATATAATGTAAGAATTTAGTTACTTCTAATATATCTCCATCTTTAATACATATACCAAGTGCATCTTCTGCTAGCTGATTCATGAGTTCTTTAGGAAGAGGATAGTCTATATCGTTGTAATGTTTCTGTGTTCCTCCGGCTCTAAACGCCATTTGACACATTTTAGCAATATCTAATTGCATTCCTCTTCCATTAAACCGCATTCTATAGTTGAAGTTCATAAGAAGCATTTCCATAGTCATAGAAATAAATAAACTCTTATCTCTGTCTATAAACCATGCATCTCTATAAGTGCATCTATTCGTATATAGCAAAAGACCCATATTATGAAGATCTATATTTTCTCTATTAAATGAGAAATCTAATTCAGGAGTAATAGTAACAGCAGGTTTGTTTACTGCTATCATATCTTTAGTTCTTCTTCGTCTAAATGGATTCAGCATATGTTCTGAATCTAGCCATGTTGTCTTAAAAAATTTATCTCCGAATTTATCAAAGAACCAAGCCCTCATGTATTCAATACAACAAGAATATGCTTGGTTTACAGAAGGGATTATGAGATTTGTTTTTAAATTGTGTTCATAGCTCTTTTTGAGTTCAAGATTTACTAACTTACCACTATCTTTTAACTCTTCTAATTCTATATTAGATAATATTTTTACATTATCTTGATCCATTTATATTCACACCTCGTTTCCATATTATAAAGATGTGACAAAAAATAAAAAACAACATAGCCTGCCCAACAGGGCAGGTTATTAAACCACTAATCACTGATATAATATACAATCATTTTTTGAAAGATTATCACTAACGCCATTAAGACGTTAGTGATAAAAAGTGACAATTATCAATATTAACAAAATCATGGAAAAACAAAATCTATATTTATCAGGTAACTATGAATGCAAGGATTAGTCGTTATAGGGTATGTAAAACAAACTATTTTGATATATATAGTTATACGTAATACTTGAAAAAATAATAAAGATATTGCTAAGGGTAGCAACTATACCAGATAAACATTTGGCCTATTTAGATAGCCTAGTAACCACTCTTCGTGGAATCTTTTTATGGTATAGATTTATTTAACTTTTATAAATTTAAATAATTATACTTTTATAAAGTTAGATGTTTAATAGCCTTCTATTTATATAATACTGTCGGATATAAACCCTAGAAGGAAAGAGGGTAGTAAATATTTAAAAAGTTAATTGTTTATAGAGTTAAATGTTTTTCAGTTTAGGTGATACGGATTACCTTTCGGCCACAACATAGTTCCATATCGTACTATGCGACAATAAAGTACAGTACTGTTATCGTCATCTCTTATTATCATCTAATTAAGTATAGAGAGTCTGTAGATCATACCGCTAAGGTATGGAATCGATAAATTATAAAAGTAGAGTTTCTTGATATTTAAAGAGAAAAGAAACTCTATAAAAGAACCTCTCCTAAATAACTCTATGTTTAATGCTTCCCTAGCAATTTAAAAATAAAGATTAATATGTAAATTCTACTTTAGTAGCAGCATTTACTTCAGATAAAGCAGAATCGATGGTTTCAATATAGTTGTTTACCATATCAATGAATTTACGAACCTTTACTCCATCAGCTACTTTAAGAGGATCAAGGATCTTAACTTCATTATCCTTACGAGCCTTTTCTTTTGCTTCATCAATATCTTTAGCTGTAAAGTTTCTCTTCATTTCAACAGGGAACTTACGATCAAGCTCTTTTTCTACTTCTTCTTCAGCCTTTTCATCAAATTCTTTTTTCTTAAGAATTTCTGTTCCATATTTAGAGCCTAAAGAACGAGCAAGTGAACTAAGAACATCAACAAAATATTTCTTTCTAAGAATAGCTTCTGCAATAGTAATTTCTTCTTCTCCTACTTCTTTCCCACTAAATACGTCTTTAATAGAAATAAAAGCAGGTACACGTACCATTGTAGTAGCATTAGCTTTTACTCTAGCAGCATTTAATGCTTTAAAACGAATAAGGAGAGCATCAAATTCATCAAAATATGCAAGAGTATTCTTTTCTGCATCTTCGATAGTGAGAGGCCCAATAAACTTATTATAATCAAAGTAATAAGAAATAAGATGGAATTGTTTTGCAGAAACGATTTCATTAAGACGTTTTGCAACCAATTTTTGTTCAGAGATTAATTTAGCAATGCTCATTGTTTCAGTAGTAGCCATTATAATACCCTCCTATATAATAAATACTAAACGTTAAAAATAACTAATTAATTGTATATAGTATTTTTATTTATTATAATAAGCAACTATGAGATTCTGCTAAATTTTCCCAAAGGATAACTTCATGATTCTTCTTAGCATCGGTATCTTTTTTCCACAGATCAAAGGTCTTTTTAAGATCTATTAATCTTTGATTAGATGATCCTCTAAACTTTAAAGATATATCTTTTTGTTTAATTATAAAATCTCCATCTACTAATACATCACAATTATGAAGAAGACTTTCTGTTCCACTATATCCATAATTTACAAATTTTTCTTTCTTTATTCTAGTTCCAACTAATTCATCCAATTTATATCCAGAATAAACCCATATATTTTTTGTATCTTTAAATTCTTCTCTTATTTCTTCTACGAATCTTCCCAAGCATTGCACATTTTTGTGTTCAAATGGTTCCCCACCAAGAATGGATAATCCAGATATATAATCTTTTCTTAAGCAATCTTTTATAAGTTCTTTTTCTTTAAAAGTAAATTTTTTACCAAAATCAAAATCCCATGCTTCTTTATTATGGCATTCGGGACAATGTCTTGTACAACCTGATACAAATAAGGTAACTCTAACTCCTTCTCCATTAGCTGTATCATATGTCTTTATTTCACCGTAATTCATAGTTATCTCCCAATTAAAATATCTAGTGTATCATAAAGATACACTAGATATAGATTATTTAGTTTTATAAATGAAGAACTCTATCATGGATTTCATTAGTTCTGCCATAATTCCACATATTGTTTCCTAAATATCCACAAGTTCTTCTTACAATACTCATTTCTTTAGGATCATGGTTTCCACAATTAGGGCAAGACCAAATCATTTCACCAGTTTCTTCATTTTTATCTAGCTTAATTTCTCCTTCATAACCACACTTATAGCAATAATCAGATTTTGAATTAATTTCTGCATAAAGAATATGATCATAAATATGAGAAAGCACTTTCATAATAGCTTCAACATTATTAAGCATACTAGGACTTTCACCATATGAAATAGCTCCACCTGTACTAAGTTCTTGGAACTGAGATTCAAAGTTGAACTTATCGAAGATACTGATAGGTTCTGTTACATGAACGTGGTAAGAGTTTGTTACATACGGTTTATCAGTTACTCCTTCTATAACTCCAAAGCGTCTTTGATTTGCTTTAGCAAATTTATAAGTAGTGGATTCCAAAGGAGTCCCATAAATAGCATATCCTAAGTGTTCTTTTTCTTTCCATTCTTTACATTTTTCATTCATACGTTTCATAATATCAAGAGCAAAAGGAGTAGCTTCAGGATCTGTATGGGATTTCCCAGTCATATATCTTACCGCTTCATACAACCCAGCATAACCAAGAGAAATAGTAGCATAACCACCAACAAGAAGTTTATCTATTGTTTCACCAGGTTTTAATCTAGACAAAGCACCATGTTGCCAAAGAATAGGAGCATAATCAGAAGTGGTTCCTTTTAATCTATTATATCGAACCAACAATGCTTTATGAACTAATTCCAAAGCTTCATCAAACTTCTTCCAAAATACCTCTTTATCTCCTTTAGATGATAATGCTACATAGGGAATATTAAGAGTTACTACACCCATATTAAATCTTCCCCAGTACTTATAATTCCCATTTTCATCTTTCCAAGGAGAAAGCATTGAACGGCAATTATGAGAATTTATACCAGATACATCAAATCTATCAGATTCTGTTTCTACATCATATTCATATTCTCCAATGTTTCCCAAGAATTCTACTGATTCTACAGTATATTCTTTTGAAAAATCACTTTCTTTTTCATATTTAGATGCAGGAACTGTATCTCCAGGTTTCAAATCTTCTACGGCTATTCTGCCTCTTTGAGTAGGTAAGGGATGATCACTTGTAAGAGTCAACACTCTTCCATTAAACTTTACTCTATTCCAACGGTTATAATCATCATTTCTTATAAACTTCTTAACTTTTACAAATCCATTTGAAGATGAATCAAAAATAAGCATATTTTCAGGAACAATGAATTCTGATTTTGCTCCTATCAATTTAATCATAGATCCGCCATATATAGATACTAATCTATCCCATGCTCTTTCAAATGATTCTACAAATAATTGATTATTGAGTTTATAAGTGATTACTTCTTTCCCATATACAGCTCCCATTGGGATTACAACAGTTCCTTCTTTTAATTCTTTCATCTTCTTTTCTGAAATATAATCAGGAACCATTCTTTTAGCTGTGCATTGAGCTGCCATTATTGTGAGATAGTAATATTCATCACCTTCATGAATATTATCATCTTGTAATACATAAATAAGTTTAGGGAAAGTAGGAGTTACATATACACCTTGTTTATTCTTAGTTCCTTTATATCTTTGACGAAGAGTTTCTTCTATAATCATAGCTAAATCATGTTTTTCTTGTTCATTCTTAGCTTCATTTAAATACATAGATTCTGTGATAAAAGGAGCTTGACCATTGGTAGTCATAAGAGTTACAATCTGATATTGGATAGTTTGAATACCAGATTTAATTTCTCTTTTAAGTCTTTCTTCAGCAATTTCTTTAATCTGTTCTTCTGTAAGAGTAGCACCAGAAATTTCTAATTCTTCTTTAATATTGTTGATAATCTTCTTACGAGATACATCTACAAAGGGTGCTAAGTGTGCTAACGAAATAGTAGCACCGCCATATTGTGAAGATGCCACTTGTGCTATAATCTGAGTTGCAATATTACAAGCAGTTGTAAATGAATGAGGAGTATCAATCTTTGTTTCAGAAATTACTGTACCATTCTGCAACATATCTTCAAGGTTAATGAGACAGCAGTTATGCATCTTTTGAATGAAATAATCCATATCATGGAAATGAATTAATCCTTCATTATGTGCTTTTTGAATATCTTCAGGAAGTAAAAGTCGGTTGCTAATATCCTTACTATATTCTCCAGCAATATAATCACGTTGAGTAGAATTGATTGTCGGATTTTTATTTGAATTTTCTTGAAGAACTTCTTCATTCTTGCAGTCGATAAGATTAAGAATTTTTCTATCAAGATCATTAGATTTTCTCATAAGAGCATGTTTATATCGGTAAGTAATATACTCTTTTGCTAATCTATACCTTCCTAGCTCCATAATACAATCTTCTACCATATCTTGAATTTCTTCTACAGATACAGCTCTATCTAATTTGGAACATTTATAATTGATCTTTTCAACTATTTCATCAATCATTTTAGAACTTAATTTATCTGATCCTTCATATGCATTATTAGCTTTACTAATAGCTTCGCAAATCTTATAAGCATCAAAATGAACTTGTGATCCATCTCTTTTAATTACATACATAATTTATTTATCCTCCTAATAGGATTTTTATTTTGGAACCAATTTGGTTATTCAAATGTATTTATTCCTGTACTAGATAAAAAAATATAACATGTGCAAAAATACTATATTTTGTATACAAAACTTATTTGATCTACATTGGGTAGATTATGAAATAAAGTTCATATTATTAATTAATAAAAAAATAAAGAGGACCATTTAAGTCCTCTTTATTTTATTTTACTATTTTTTCATCTCTTTTTCTGCCTTTTTCTTCTTGCTATATAGAGTTATCATATAGGCAGTGAATATGATAATAAGTGCATGAAGGTCTGTAACATGATCCAATACAAAATAGATCATGCTGCCAACCTTAGCAAGACTACCAGGTTCTTTCTGATCTCCCATGATAAAGAACATGGGAGTGCCATCTTTAGACATGCCTTCATATCTAACTTTCAGGCTGTCGATATGGCCTTCCTGATCAGATAAGAGTCGATGCATCAATGCTTCTTCCTCTTTTGTTTCAGCATGGATGATGACACTATAGTCCAATCTCTTATAGTCTCTATCATTAAAGAATCTTTCGATTCCTTTATCAGAGAGAATGGCTGTGCAAACACCATTCTTATTTATCCCAGCAGGGGAAGCAATATATGCATCGTGGATGTTATAATACTTCCCTTTAGAATACTCTTTATTAGCAGCATTCTTATCAGTGCTGAAAAGAGTAATTATTCTTCCAGTTCTCTCATACTCATAAGTATGAGCTATGTTTGCACCTTCCATAAAACCCATCAAAAATGTGCCTACGATAAATATGTAGACAACTAAAATAAGTCCAAAAATAGTTTGGACTTTAAACGGATCTTCAATACCAAGTTTGCTTGCTATCTTCTTGGTAATGAATAAGACCGGATTTAAAAACAGATCTGCAGCTTTATTAGCTGCCGTTTTTTCTTGCTGAACTTCTTGGCTTTCTTCGACTTTCTTAGAACTTACCTTTCCGTACTGTACATGCTTCTTTTCTTCCATGATCTTAATCTCCTTTTTTAAAAATGAAATAAAGTTTATAAAAAAATGATTTAATAAACAACGTTGTTGGTGATAGTGGTTCACCATATGTTGTTTTCCGATGGGCTGAACCCACCTCATGTAAATAAGTTTATTAACTTATTTATTCATTCACTACTATAATATATAATTATAAAAAAAATAGATTACAGTCCTAAGGCATTAAACCTTAGGACTAGATTTTAGTTATTATCATCAATTTGATCATCAGATAAAGTATCATCTTTTAGTTCATTAGGAAGGTAAAGAAATACACTTTTTAAATGATTATTATAATCATCATAACTAAAAGGCATTTCTTTAGCATATATATCCATACGTTTATCAAAACCAGTAGAGCATTCGAATCTCATATTATCAAGAAGAAATACACTATTTCTTACTATAGCATATAGTTTATTCCCTACATAATCTTCCATAAACATTTTTATATCTTTGTATCTAAAGATATGAACAAGTCTATCTTTTTCTTTATTATATAAGAAATAAATAGTAGCTTGATCTTTTTTCATCTGTTTAACCCAATCAAGATGATTAGGAAATAGGCTCATATAATCAAAAGGAAGAAGATTGTCTAAAAAGAAATCAGTTAAAAAGTCTTGATCATCCGTAACTTTTCCATAATCCCTTTTAAATACACTACTAGTTTCATTAAAAGGAAGTTCTATAAGGGTTACACCAAAATCTTTAATATAAACATCATAAAACTTACCAGTACTTTTTAATTTAACAGCATAAGAAGGAGAATAATAATCTGGAGTTCCTTCTTTCATGCAAAAGTAAATAGCACTTATATCAGAAATTCTAAATTTTATTTCATCATCCGTATCTGTTTCTAAGATTAGTTTATCATCTTTAGCTTTTGCTTTAACAAGTCTTAACCACTCTCTAAATTCTAGTTTTCTAGGTTTGTATTTCTTTATCTTATCTTCTTTCTTCATGTATTTTATACTCATATTATATACCCCATTATAAAAAATAAAGGGTGTATTAAAACACCCTAGTTATTATTCGTAATCTTCCGAATCAGTGTACTTATCATAATTCTCTTTGATAGAATCTCTAGCCCAGCCATTAAGATTATTAGGCTTATCATCAAATACCATTATATCTGTGTATTTAAATTCAGGAACAAAATTAGGTGTTCCAGGATTGCCAAAAGCAGGTTCTAATTTATCGTTTTTACTAGGATCGTTATCTACTATATATACAAAAGCAGTATTTTGATCTAACCATTCTATTTTATGGGCAAACCCATGTCTTAATTCACCAGTAATGTCATCATTATATTGAACTTGGTTTTGTATTCCATCACCAACTTCAGGAAGCTGGCTAATGTGTCTATGCAACATTCTAATTCCTCCAAATAAAAATAAGGGTATTGGGAATTAACCCAATACCCATTAAATTAGATTACATTTTTATATTTTTCTTTTAATGCTTTTATCTTGCTCATTTGCTCAGCACTGTAGTTATCTCTAGATAATCCGATTAAACTATTTAAGTTTATAAGAATATCTTTGAATATATTGATGGAAGGATTCATCTTTCCATCATCTCTAGAAATACAAAATGCATTTCTAGGAGAATATACAGCTTCGCAAGCATCTTTAAATTCTTTATTATAAATCATGAGAATATTAAGTGTATCTCCATCAAACCTTTGTGTTCAAGTGAGTCGCTAATTCACCCAGT